ATTTTATCGCCCTATTCTTTGCTCTTGCTCTTGCTAATCTAGCGCGATCTAACATTCTATCATGCTTAAGTTTATCAGTTTCTTTTTCTCTATCAATCTTAGCTTGTGCAATTTTAATTGCATCTTCGCCATACATCTGTTTAAACTTTAAAGTATGCTTACTCGATTTTGTTTTTGCTGTAGCATCACCTGGAGCTGGTTTATAAGCGCTTCTATCGTCATCTGCTTTTTTACCGTGCTTAGCAAAATGTCTTGCTCTTGCAAGTTTAGTGGATTTTGTTTTAATCCCAGCATAATAACCTTTTGGTTGTATTCCTGGTCTATCTTTAATATCTGGATCTTCCGCTTCAGAAGTCTGGCCTGGAGTCATAGACCTTGCTTTTTTATTAGAAGCATCAGTTCCCCAATCTGGTCTATCATCATACATAGAATCTTTGCTCTTAGCCTGATACATTTTAACAGAGTCTAGCCATTTTCTCATTGCAGAGCCGTCTTCTTTTTCAACTATAAGATAATTAGACCCCTTATATATTACAATGCCTTTTTCACCGGATTCTTTAACTTCAACCATATCACCTTCATTAAAAAGTTCACCATTTATATACTTTTCTCTTATATCAGAAATAGGTTCTAGTTGAATAGAATTTCTAAATTCTGTTTCTTCTTTTAATCCCATACCTTTTCTAATATCATTAAAAAGTTTTTTTGCGTCAGTATTAGACATTTTATCAGGTAAACCTTGAGAAAACGAAGTGAAGTTATTATCTGAAGCATAACTTCTTTGCTTGGTACCAGAAGCACCTTCAGCACCTTTGGCATCAGGATCTCTTTGTCCTGCTGATACTATTTGAATTCCATCTGGAAAATTATAAAATCCATGTTTTCCTTTTTTACCATTATAATTATTCAGTCTCACCTTATATTCATCTAAACGATCTGAACCAGCAATCATAACAATCTTTCTATAACCACGATCATATAAATCAGTTAAAGCATCAAATGGTGTTTTCACTTTCTTATTAACAAGAACTTGTCTGGCGTGTTTTGGAAACATTTTACGAATATACTTAACCTTGCTAGTATATTCTAAAGGGTTATCTTTTTTATCATTAGATTGAGATAGATAAAGAAAATAAGGATTACGTCCGGCAGTGGAAGCCAATTTATCCAAAAGTTTTCCATGACCAATAGTAGGCGGATTCATTCTACCGAAGGCAAAATAAGCAACCTTTTCTTCTTCTACTAAAAACTGAGAAAATGAATTAATCATTCAGAAGATCCGCCTCTTTTTCTCTGCATTTCTGCTTTACGAATGAGTGGAAACATTTTCTTAGCCAAACGATCAATACGTGTTTTCATTTCAGGCTTATCAAGTCTTTTCTCAATTTCAGCCTTACGTGCTATAGTCAGTTCTCCACGAGGAATATCTTTTGTTATCTTCAGTAAGATTTTATTGCGGGCAGCTCTTTTTGCTCTCTTTTGTAAAACTTCTTTACTTGCCACACGCCGAGCAGCTCTTTTTCTACCAAGAGCAATCTTAGCACGATTTCTTTTAAAATCACGAGCTTTCTTTAATCTTTGAGCCATAGACAGAGCTTCATCAGGAGTTTCATCCATCGCCCTTCTTTTTCTATGTCTTCTATATTTGATTTCATCAGGCTCACCGGGAGCGTAATCTACAGTAATTAAATCTTTAAATTTTAACATCAGTTTCTTCCTGGTTTATCCCATCCCTTTAAAATATTTGGCGAAAAGTTGTTGTATGAAAATTCCATTCTATCAACAATCTTTACCGCATCACCACCAAGTCTATCAATTGCTACATAACCTTCGTGACCTGTCGTTTTAAATCCCTTTGTAGTCTGGACAAATGTATCGATCTTTTTAATATTATTAAGTATATTTATAAGTTTTAATTTTACTAAAACAATTAGTTTCTGTAATTCAAACACCTTTATTAGGTTTTGTTTATTCTGTGGAGAGAAAAATTTTAAGATTTCCTCTCTCTTTTTAACTTGCGCATCTTTACCGCGTTCTGACTTGCGTTTGAGGATTTCTTTTTCGTACTTGTCTTTGATCCACTTGATGAGCCCGTCGGCATGTCTTCGAGTGTCTTTAATAATTTCGCCTTTCCTGACAAAGGAGTTGTTATAGGTTTCGATTGTCTGTGAAAGCTCGTCGTTGGATTCAATTTCTTTAAGGGTGCTACTAGATATTTGGTTAAAGAGTTTCCCAATCTCCGAAAGACGTTCATTTACTTCCTCCGTATCCTTTTTTGACATTGTTACTTTAGTCATATCTCTTAACATTGCATCTTGAGACCAGACAGATTTTGATTTTTTAAACTTTGTTGTGTCTACGCCATAACTTGCTTTCATCGTTTCAAAAGACGAGCCAGTGTATGTAGTATGCCAGACGATTCCAATTTTTGCCGATCTGATTTCTTTGGCTGCTGCAGTTCCTTCTGGGATCGCATAAATAATTGTATTAGGGTGAAAAGTGACATACTTTTTTCCATCTATAGTTTGACTGGACAAATCGTTATTGCTGAATAAGAAGTCTCCTTGAACAACGCCTTGAATTCCAAGTGAAGGCAGATATTTAAGTGCGTCTTTGAGCTTATCAGCAAGATCACCAGAAGTATCAGCATCGACGTCAGCTGTAGATTTATAGACCTTAGGGTTTTTGTTGAATATTCCTTTTTTGGCAACGAAAAATTTATCATCACTCGGATCAATACCAGCAAAAACAGCAGGAGCGCCATCCCATTTAACACTTACATTTCCTTTCTTAGTTCCTCCAAGCATATCTCTTAAATCTCTAAGAGCAAAGATTGCTTCACGTGTACCTTTAACTCCACCATAAATTACTCTATCTTCAATATGAGTCATATGAGTGTTTTTTTGTTCAGCTATAGTTTGTTTAAAACTTATCATTTCATCAACTTCTTTATTGTTGCTAATGCTCTTTTTCCATCAGGATGATTTGGATTAATACTTACTTCATCTCCATTCATAAAGTCTGATATACTTGCCGATTTACCTAATGCTGTAATTGCTTTATGTAATGGTTCCTTAGGATCATATTTTGTCTCAAAACCGGGCTTGCCTCTTAATTCAACCCACTTATTATCTCCTTTATTCCACATCTTAAGAACATCCATATTTTTATTACGAATGAGTTTTAGCTTAACTCCTTCAGATATAAAACTTCTAAAATTTAACATTAGTTATCCTTTAAGATAAGATCGAAGTTTGCTCCACCACCAACATTATTTTGAGATTTTGCAACAACTTGTAAATCAGTTTTTTCGGTAAATACTAATGGAATAGGATATTCAACTGTAAACCCAGAAGCAAATACTCCGAATTGACCTTTTACATTAAAAGATTCGTTTAGTGGTCTTGATATGAGTCTAAATAAAGCATCATTGTTTGCATCTACATTACCTTGTAAACGAATAAGATAACCAGTTTTACCTGCTGGAATTGTATATAGAGACATAAGAGTTTGTCCAGCGCCAGCTAATATAATTGCAAGATCTGTAGTTGCTCTCTTAATCCTAATCTCGTCTACATTTGTAGATCCCGTATTTGCAGTAATCATTCTTGCTCTAAACACTCTAAGAAACTGATTAGATGAAGCAGAACCACCAATTGTTAGTGTTTCAGTTATTAGGGCATAGTTTTGATCTAAACCTTGAACTTCAACGGTACCATTATTATCAGAACTTGTATTATCAGCTACAGCTAATACCGTACCCGCAGCAGCATAAGCGTAGTCTGCGGTGCCATCCCATATAGTCTGATAAGAACTTGGAATTGATTCTCTATAACCAAACTTATTAATTGAAGATGTGCCCGAAACGAGACCTTGCGCAATACCTATAAGATATGGTGTCATAATACCATCTACAGTAATTGTCCCACCACCGTCTTGAATAGTTACTGGATTAGTAATTGTATTAACTGTGGTAGTTTCTAACGCTGCAAGAGATGCGGCATCTAATGCAATGGTTCCGTCTACTGTTTGTGATGAAGGAAATGTAACAGTTGCAGTAATATTTTCTAAAGCATCTCTTGAAGAAGAATCTAACGATACACTTTGAGTTGTAGGAAAGTTACTTACAGAAACAGAACCGTCCACTGTTAAAATATTGCCGCCATCTTGAACAGTAACTGTACCAGAAATAGGCTGAGTTGCTTGGAAAAAAGTTCCAGTAACTGCAACTGGATTAGTAATTGTATCTACTGTAATTGTTTCAAGAGCCGCTAAAGAAGCACCATCCAGTGCTATTGTGCCGTCCACTGTTTGAGAAGCTGGAAAGTTATTGATTGCTACAGTACCATCAACAGTGATTGAAGAATCATTATCTGTAATAGCTACTGGCTGGTTTACTGAAACTGTGCCAGAAATAGGCTGAGTTGCTTGGAAAAAAGTTCCAGTTACTGGAACCGGATTATTAATTACATCTACTATAATTGGATTTGCTATTGTATCTACAATTATGGGATTGCTAATTGTGTCTACAGTGATTGTTTCAAGAGCGGCAAGAGATGTAGCATCAATGGCAACTGTTCCATCCACTGTTTGAGTTGAAGGAAATGTAACATTTACTGTAGTGTTTTCAAGAGCAGCTTTTGTATCCGAATCTAATGCAACCGTACCAGACACTGGAATAGGATTACCTGTATCGTTATTAATTTCAACAGAAGAACCCACGTTTACTGTAACATTTTCTAGTGAAACAAGGCTACCCGAATCTAAAGAAACAGATCCTGTAACATTAGCATTTACTGTTTCTAAAGCCGCTAAACTAGCAGCGTCAAGAGTAACCGTACCTGCAACTGTTTGAGTTGCTGGAAAATTAGATATTGTGGCTGTTACTGATTGTAGTGCCGTGATATTTGTACTATCTAAGAACATAGTTCCATCAACTGTTTGAACAGATGGGAAGTTATTAATATCTACTGTAGTATTTTCTAATGCAGCTAAAGATGAAGCATCTAATGCAACTATACCGTCCACCGTTTGAGTTGAAGGAAAGTTTGAAACTGCAATATCACCACCAGTATTAGTTACAGTACCGGTGATTGGAATAGGATTACCAGAATCATTTTTAATTTCTTGGTTATTGACAAAAAGATAACTCATACGATTCTCCATCCGTTTCTATAAATGAGTGAAATTGACCCGTTGTTTATTTGAAGTGTAAATCCTCCAGCATCATTATCAACAGTACCAGATACTATAATTGGATTTGTACTTGCTGAACCAGACTCATCTTTTATAAATAATTGTTCTCCATTACTTATTCCGACAGGAAGTGTAATAGTACAGGTTCCAGAATAATCTACTCCAATATAATGATCTTCTGCTGTAGCTGTATATGAAGCAGTATTAACAAGTGTAGTATTAACAATGTGTGTGGCGATTTGATCTGTCGATGTAACAGAACTAAAAACAAATTTACCCGAAGAGGCATTATATTTTAAATATTTATTATCGGCTATTGAAGAACGATCTACATCATCTAATTTTCTTAATTTGGTTTCACCACCACCACCAATTGTGGCCATCTGATGTTGCACTCTTTGAATAAATGTTTTATAGTGCTTTGCTAAATCTTCATGCGTAACAAAATCTTGATTAAGAGGTGTTAAGGGATCATCATTATCTTCTTCTGTATCACCACCAAATAAACCGAGTTGAGCTTCACTTACACTTCTTTTATGAGATTGAGCCTCACTTAACTTTTTAAAATTAGAAAGAAGATCCTCATTTAATGCATTTTCATTTAAATTTTCAATCTTTTCGGTTAGCTCTATTTCTAAAGCTTTACCTTTTAGATCATCTTCTATTCTTTTTTCATCATAGTTAATATTCTGATTTTTTTCTTCGGAAATAAGTTTAAAGAAATCAGAAAACGTAGGCTCATTAGCCTTTTCTTCAGCTATTCTTATTTTTTCTGCTTCGG